AACAAAGGAGCATTAACAAAAGAGTAGAGAGTGGTCAGTTCCACTCTTATATCAACCTTGGTCCTTCGGGAGATTAGAAATGACTGTATCCAATGCAGAAGATTTCCAGATGCCAGAAGTAGTTATCGGAACACCGGTAACCTTCTATGCAACTGGAATTGTAGAGGGTACGGAGCCACGGATAGGCTTTGTCGTGCGTATGTCACGATCAGGTCGAAACTTAGTGCTTCGTGCTGCTGGCGGTGGTTACTATGAGTCGGTAAGACACATAGATGACCCTAAACTAAAGATTAACTCAGACCATCGTGAAAACGGTGCGTGGGATTTCACGGAGTACCACAAAGAGACCAAATTGGCCGCAGCGACTCTAGATGAGCGTCTCAGCCGAATTGAAGATGTAATGGGCGTTGGCAAACCAATTGAGGAAAAAGTAGAAAAAGAAACTACTAAACCTCAAGAAGTTAAGTATAAGAGCCTTCGTGATCAGGCATTAGAACTAGGTATTGTTTTCAAAGGCAATCCTAAGCGACAATGGCTAGAAGAAAAAGTTGCAGCACTAAGTTAAAAGGTAATAGGCAATGCTCAATACGACGGATAATGCATCTCACCCGATGTCATCTATTTGCGAACAATGGATGCAAAAGATCAAAGATGCCAAAAAGGTTAAGCAGGAGAAGTTTGGTCAGTACGCTGACGAAGCTATGCGATTCTATGATGGCTCTCATGATTGGATGTGGAAGGGCGAGTATGCAAAAGCCGACGGGGGATTCTTAGACAAGAAAGCCCAAGGAGCAATGCCAAATTTCCGAATGACAGTGAATCGAGTGTTTGAGGCAGTGGCATTATTCGGCCCTGTGTTGTACCATCGTAACCCGACAGTACAAGTTACTCCTCGCATGGAGCCGGATATTGCCCCTCAAGCTCTCGGTATGGATGAAGACGACCCGACACTAGCTCCTTATTTGGAGAAGTATGAAAAGAACAAGGAGGCTATCTCTGAAATAAAGAGAACTCATGCTAGCGTCAAAAGTCATTATCTAAACTGGCTACAGCAAGAAACAAACAAGAAGGTTCAGTGTCGTAGAGCTGTTACTGAGGCGATCATAAAAGGGATGTCCTTATTGTGGACAGACTTGCATCAGCCAGACGGTTCCTCGATGAAGCACCCTTTGAGTACTTATGGCTCTGTTGATGACTTAGTGATTGATCCAGATGCAGAATACTGGGAAGACATTACATGGGTGGCTCGTCGCCGTGTTCATGCTGTTTGGAAGGTCGATAAGAAGTTCGACCTTCAGGGACAGTTGATTGGGAACATGGAGTCCCTCAATTCACAGGGTGAAACCTATGCCGGTGGACGAAGCAAGACATCAGAAGAAAAGCGAACAGGCAAGACGCATGACCTTATTGAGTACTGGGAAGTCTATTCCAAGTGTGGGTTTGGTGACAAACTAAAACTCAAAGGTAACCAACCTGATAGCAGTACGTATGAATGGGATCAGTTTGGCGACTTCTGCTACATAGCTGTGTGTAAAGATGTTCCTTATCCTTTAAACTTTCCTTCCACCGACATGGAAACAAAGACATTTGATGAAGCATTCATGCAGGTTCAATGGCCTATTCCATATTGGACAGATGGCGGTTGGCCTTTTTCACGGTTACACTTCCACAACAAGCCGAAGGAAGTATGGCCAATCTCTTTAATCAAGCCAGCAATCGGTGAGCTCCGATTTGTTAATTGGTGTATGTCATTCTTAGCAGACAAGGTTGCAGCATCTAGCACAACATATGTGGCTATTGCTAAAGCAGCTGGAGCTGAGATACAAGACCAAGTCAAATCAGGGCTAGGACCATACACTCATATTGAATTGAGTGATTTGTTTGGTAAGAGCATTAAGGACGTAATCACGTTTCTCGATGCCCCTCAATTCAATGTAGACATCTGGAACATGGTAGCACAGGTTCTAGAGCTAATTGATAAACGGACTGGACTCACAGAATTAATGTACGGTCTATCAGGACCTACACAAATTAGGAGTGCATCCGAGGCAGAGATTCGGAATCAGAATGTTTCCATACGACCCGACGACATGAGCAGCCAAGTCGAGGATTGGTTAAGCGAATGCCTGATGAAGGAGATGGAAGCCGCTGAATGGGCTCTCACAGCAGACGATGTCGGTCCTGTCCTCGGTAGCACCGCTTCTATTATTTGGACGAAGCAAATTAAGACACAGCGATTTGAGAGAGTTGTGCGTGACTTTGATTATCGTGTAGAAGCTGGATCGGCACGTAAGCCTAACAAGGTTAACCGTGTACGGCAGCTCAATGAGTTTGCTCAGATTGCTATGCCTCAGTTGCAACAGTTTGCAGGCATGGGTATGACAGGTCCGTACAATGCTTTGATTGAAGACTGGGCAAATGCAAATGACTTAGATCCTGCTCGATACATAATTGATGTTGAGAAAGAAAAAGCTAAGCAGCAGCCAGATGAAGCTCAACAACAACAGCAGCAACAGATGCAACAACAGCAACAGCAACAACAAGCTCAGCAACAGGCTGAACAACAAGCTCAGCAACAGGCTCAGCAGTTTGAGATGCAGCTTAAACAGTTAGATATGCAGGTCAAGCAGTTGGATTTGCAAGGTAAGCAGGTGGATGTTCAATCTAAACGAGAGCTGCTGGAGATAGACAAGCAGAAGAAACAAATGGAATTGCAATTTATGCGAGCTAAAAATCAGGAGCAATAATGTCTTACGAGTTATATAAAAAACAATGTGAACTAGCTGGCCCCACACGATTAGCATTCTATGAGGATCTAATTGTAAAAGGGAATAACCCAGGGTTTGCAGCCATGTTAGCGTTGCAGTCTCCAGCGGGAACCAAGGGTACGGAGCGTGCTTTCTTGGAAGGCATGCATGACTGGGCAGGTGACATGAACCCAGGTAACCGAGATCTGTTGTTTGAAAAAGCACACAAGGCTGGCGTTAGCACACAGGGCAAGAAGTATATCGGTGGATTAGGTAAGCCCGATGATCAAATGGCATGGGTGGCCACGATGGATGACGTTAAGGCTGTGTGTAAAGAAAAAGGATTTAGCTCTGAAGGGGCAGTGAACTACACAGCACCAGAACAAAAGTTTAAAAAGAAACGAATGGCAGAGGACGTGGTTGGCAGATTTATGCAGGAGGCGGTTGCCAAAGACCCAGCTATTCAGCATAACAAAAAGGCCATGAAGGAACTCCGAGCTAAGGTTGTTAAGAAACATTCCAAGGAGAATCTCAAATGAGGATGCCAGAAAACTTCCCACAAATGGAATATCCCTTCGGGGGTTTGAGTACGGACATAGCAAAGAATTTAGCCATGTCACCAAATGATGCTCGCAAAGAGATTATTGGCCATCCTGGCGGATATAGTGCTGCGGAATTCAGAAGTGCCCAGCGGGCAGAAAACGCTATACGTAAACACAAGAGACAAGGCCGAGGGCCAACACAAGATGGACTAGCAAATTTACTTAGAAATCAAGAAAGAGGGATAATTTAATATGTCAATGGGACCACAAGGACCACCAATGGGCGGAATGCCTCCAATGGGCGGAATGCCTCCAATGCCACCACAAGGTCCACAAGGTCCACAAGGACCGCCAATGATGGGTGGACCACAACCACCTCAGCAAGGCATGCCACCAGGCGGACCTAGTCCAGAGCAAGTTCTGGCTCAGATGGAAGGTAATAAGAAAAAAGCTGAGATGCAAATCATCATCGACAAGCAACTTGAACAAATGGCCAGTCTTCGTGGAGAACCTCAGCCACCACCAATGGGAGGAGCCCCTTCGATCATGCAGCCACCACCAATGGGAGGAATGGCTGGAATGCCTCCGATGCAACAACCTCCAATGGGCGGAATGCCTCCAATGCCTCCACAGGGACCAATGGGCGGAATGCCACCAATAGTTTAAGGATAAAACAATGGCAGTAGATGATGGCGTATTAACGTATCACGATTTATTAGATTACATTACAGCTCTGACTGATGGTGGAGCTCGTACTAAAGATATGCGATTATATCGAGAAGCAATTCTTGGTGCGTATCGAGATGTGTCTATGGCCGCAGAGTGGGATTACTTTACGACAGAGGGTCGTGTTAATCTGGATGCTGCATACACAACTGGAACAATTGTTTATGACCATACGGGCGGAGCTAATGAACGTCAGATAACATTGACTGCGGGTACTTGGCCTTCGTGGGCTGGTAAGGGACGTATACGTTTTGGTGACGTTGTATATCCAATAGATACTCGTGTATCTGATACCATTGTCACGCTGGGGACTGACTTTAATCCTGGAGCTGATGTTGCATCAACAAGCTATAGCTCGTATCGTAGTGTATATCCTCTTCCATCTGATTTATGGCGCATTTTTGATGTGGCTGTGGAAAAAACGTCGTGGATAACCTATTACATTACCCCGACGGAATGGTTGCAGCGAGATAGATTTCTTGACTATTCTGGTCAGACGTGGGCATGGACTATCATGCGTGATCCAGATGCAGACAACCGCTGGGCATTATGGGTAGACCCACATCCAACCACAGCTGAACCATTAGGTTTCATCTATCGACGACGGCCACGAACATTGCGATGGGCTGGAACAGAGACGGCAGCACGGACATATACCATTACGGGATCTAGTGGTGCCACAACTGTGACGACAAACAATGCATTGCCATCTTCTATGGTTGGAGCTGTTCTTCGTTTGCCGACAGGAACAGACCATCCAACAGGTCTAGGTGGAAATGAACCGTTCAATGAGCAGTTCAAGATAATGTCGATATCTAGTACCACGGTTACAATCGACAGTGCATTGACCACCGCATACTCGGCAGGAACAAAGTGTGTCATATCTGACCCAGTAGATATGAATGATACGATGTTAGAGGCACTCAAGGCCCAGTTAGAATACCGCTTAAGCCGAATGGCTAGTGATTCGCAGGGAACAGTGATGGCTCAGCAGTTAGCTATGGGTGAGATGCGTAAGGCATTGGAAGCAGAGTCACGTCACATGTCTAGCCAATCCAACACGTCTTCTCGATACAATTATTTGTTTAGACACTTGGATGGTGCTATAGGAACGAGTAGCTAAATGGCAAATATAAAAGACTTTTTAGGTCAAATATCAGATGTAGATCCTAGTGATATACCGCCTGGTGCAGCGATCACGCAGACTAATGTCAGCACAACATCTAATGGCAAACTAAAAATACGTGGTGGTATACAGCCAGCCTCTTTTGATGCTACTTCGACTATCTCAGCTAGTGCATACCATACATTTCAGCGTATGTCATTTGTGAAGACTAGGTTCGGTGACTTGATTGGTGTCAATGGAATAGACAGAGGATTCCGTTGGGATGGAATTACAGCTACCGTAGAAGACCTGGGTCTCACCGCACCTGCGGCTGCTCCT